AGACGCCATGGACCCCGCCGGATCTGGCGCCATAGGCTCGGTGAGCCTGTCCTCCTCCAGCCGCTGGAGGAGACTCTTGCCTGTGACCCTCACGGTCGATAAGCCCGGCTCCACCGACGTGATAAGGAAGCGACCGAGGGGTACGGTCCACCAGCCCCCACCGATCAGGGAGCCGATTGTCAGACTCACGTGCAGCACCTGCCCGAAGCAGGCCAGAGGGTGGGTTGGATCGACGGGGTCCCAGTCGCGCCAGTCCTGCCCCTCCACAGCGCCTGCACGCGGCACCGTCAGGGACAGCGATCCCTGCACCTGCTGGGAGGCGTCCCATGAGACGGACCCGTCCTCGACGGGCACCTGGCCCAGGTACTCCGAGCCCAGCCACGACTCCACAGTCGCCTCCACCGTGTAGGCAGAGGCGAGCAGATCTGCGGGGATCTGGTCGGCCTGGCGGCTGGCGAGCATTGTCATGCGTCCTCCTGCCAGATCGTACGGTCGAACTTTTCCCACGACCAGCGTCGTGCGTCGAGAGCGTTCCAGGTCAGTTCTCGGGCGTCGAAGTCGCGCCACGTCGACAGCGCGAGCGGAGTGCGCGGCTGCGGGAGACCGACGACACTGCCCTTGATCGTCCAGGTGCGCTCGGCCACGTCCAGCCGGGGCGCGCGCTCCATCGACGCCGACGTCACGGCCATGACCGTGACCAGGTCGACGTCGCACGTCCCCAGCCTGCACTGCACGCAGCGCGCTGGGTTATGGAACAGGGCCACCGGGGTCGGCGTCCCCATGAGGACCCTCATGGCTGGCGTATCACGCAGATTCGTGCGAGCCGTCACCGACACTGTCCCCGCGCCTACCGTCGGCGCGTACACCACCAGCGGGGTCGGCCGCCCCGGCACCTCGTGCTCCGTGACCCGGAGTTTAAGCTCGCGCTGGTCCGTGCCCTGCCACAGCAGATCAACGGGGAGCGTACCCGCCGCTGAGGTCATCAGCGACAGCCCCCTGTACTCACGCACCACGGGTGTGGTCTCGACCTCGACGCCCGCCGAGGACGTCAGCCGATACCTGATCGGAGTGTTGATCGGGGCGAGCTGGTCCCCGATCACCCGCTGGCTGCCGTCACTGTCCCACACTGCCCCGCGCGGGACCAAGGTGAAACCGTTGTCGGCGAGGCCCTCGACGCGGCACGACGTGCCAACAGGCACAAGCGCCGATGGGATCACCACCTGGACCCGCGCCGCCTGGCCCCCCTCCACGACCGCCACCGGCACGGTAGTCATATCCAGGTCCGCCTCAACCTCGCGCGAGGACGAGGCCCCTCGAGCGCCGGTCCACTCATGTGTGAGCGCCCGGCGACCGTACCCGATGCGCCGCTGCGGGGTGTCTCCGTCGAAGAAGGTCGCGGCGTCAGCGATCGCCTCGTGTGGGTCTGCGGCTGCGGTGATCATGACGTCGTCGACGTCCACCCGGCCTGGCATGGATCCCCGGTCTGCGTCGGAGGTCGTGCGAGCCTCGAAACGCAGCCTGACGGCGGTGGCCCCAGCAGGGGCGGTGAACGCCCACGTCGGGCGGGTCCCGTCCTCGCTGGACGCCAGCAGCACGGGCACCTGCTCGACCACCCTGCTGCCGCCAATATTCCACTCGGGAGTGACCGCGACCGCCAGGCCAGGGCTCGTGCGCACGAGCGCTGAAACGGCAACCGTCTGCCCGCCAGCGACAGTGACCGCCGTCGGCGTGGCGATCGGCCCCTGCACGCCGGTCGGGATGTCGATCGCCAGATACTGCTGGGACTGGCGAGTGTGTCCGCCCCACGGTGCGGGATCCGAGCCGATCCGGATCGTGGCCGGAGCGATCCTCATCCAGTCCCGCAGCGCATACGCGAACGACGGGTTTCGGCACAGATTGACGCGAACCACTACTATCTGCTCCTTCCCGCGAACTGCTTCCTGCGGGCGAGGACGCCCGTACTGATGTCCTCGATGTGCGCGCGGAACTGCGCGCCGTCATCGAGGACGAGCTGCACCTGCGCGCCCTCCAGAGAGATCCCTGCACCCGCGCCGGTGGCCGCGAGCGCGGAGACGTCGGCCCACTGGCGGGCGGTGAGGATCGCCTCCCGCGCGCCCGTCTGATTGACGGCCGCCGTGACCCCCGTGGGCAGCCAGCCGCCCCGGTCGTACTTGCGGGCTCCGCCGTAGCGGCCCACTGTCGGGGATCCCCAGATCCCGACCTTGCGAGCGTTCAGTCCAGGCTTTGGCTCCTCGACCATCTGGCCGCCACCGGCGTTGATCGCAACGTGGTGGGCCGGGTTCCCCCAGAAAAGGAGGTCTCCGGGGGCTGCCTGAGACCACGGCACGGGCGTGGACCCAGCCTGATATCCCGCGGCCGTGAGCCGAGGCCACCCCAGGCCGAGCTGCTGCGCGGCCCAGTAGACCAGGCCCGAGCAGTCCAGGCCGGGCGGGATCGCTGAGCCACCCCACACGTAGGGGACGCCCATCTGGACTGCCCGCATTGCGGCGCCCACGAGACCGGCTGAGGAGGACTCCTCAGACTTCTTCTTGAAGAAATCGCCGACGCCGCTCAGGAGCTTTTCAACGCCTCCGACGCCGAGCTCGCCGATGACTCCGGGTGCGATGTCCTTCATCAGTGCCCGCACAGGCTCGGTGATGAGCTGAGCGACGGAGCCGAGGGGATCCGCGAAAAAGTCCGCGACTCCCTTCGCCGCGTCGGCGAACCAACCTGCGATGCCGCCTCCCGCGAAATGAGCGATGCCCCCGCCTGAGAAGCCCGCGGGGGCCTTGCCGGGCGTGCCGCCGGGGCGGCGCTTCGACGCGGCGTAGTTCGCCGCGATGATACGGCTCGGCCCGATCTGCCGGACCAGCTCGGGGACGAGGATCGCCTCGCCCGGGGAGAGCATCGCCGGGATCGTGTCATGCCCGGGGCTGTAGCCCGGGACGATGCCGCCTCCGGCGTACTCGGCGATACGGGGGATCGTCGGCAACGTCAGCGACAGGCCGATCTTCGAGGCGACCGTCTCCACCAGCGACTTCAAGCCATTGGTGTACACCGTGTCAATGATGAAATTGACCGGCTTGGCCGCGACGCCCTTGACCTTGTTCCAGGCCGTCTCGATTGCGGTCTTCATGCCGTCGAAAGTCGAGGAGACGCTTGACGACATCGACGTGAACACGCTGGTGACGGAGCTGTACACCCAGTCGACCGCCGTCTTTGCGGCAGTCTTGATGGACTCCCACACGCCCGAGATCGTCGAGGCGATCCCGTTCCAGACGGTGGAGACGACACCCGCGACTGTCGCGAAAACCGTTGAGACGACGCTCCACACAGTGTTGATGTACCAAGTTACGGCGGCGACGATCCCGCTCCATGCCGCTGACACGGCGCCGGAGATCGCGTCCCACACGCCCTGCAGGAACGACACGATCCCCGTGAAGACCTCGGTGGCGATCCCCGCGATCCACTGCCACGTGGCGGCGATCTGCTCGAACACAGGCTTGATGACGGCGTCATACGCCGACATGAATGCCTGGCAGATCGCGTCCCACACGGGCTTGATGACGGTGTCATACGCCCAGGTGAAAATCGCCACCCACGCCTCTATGTAGAGCTTGATTGGGAGGAGGACGATGCCGACAATGATTGCAAAAGCTGTCTTGAAGACGGTAACGATGCCGTCCCAGACAGCAGTGATCGCCTCCCATGCTGTCTGCATGGGCTGAACAACGTAGGTCGAGAAGAAGCCCGAGACGCCGTCCCATGTGCCCGTCCACCACGAGGAAATCGACTCCATCGTGGACGTCCACACCGAGCTAATCCAGTCAACGAAGGAGTAGAAAGCATCGGTGATCGCCGCCCAGGCCTTGCGGCCTGTCTCTGTCTGCGTGAAGAAGTAGACGAGGCCCGCGACGAGCGCGGCGATCGCCGTGACGATCGCGCCGATCGGGTTTAGGTTCATCACGACGTTGAAAGCTGCCTGCGCAACCTTCGCAAGGTTCGTCGCCTTGACAAACTGCAAGAGGCCGCCTGCCGCCTTCACAGCGTTGATCGCGCCCATCGCCGCGCTCATTCCCTTGAACGCCGCCGTGCCGGCGGTCACCGCCACAATCAGCGGCGCGACAACGTCCGTGTTCGCCGAAACCCAGTCGAACACACTCTTGAGCGCGTCCGCAGTCTGCTGGATCACCGACGGGCCGTCACCGCCGAACGAGGACACGAGGTCCCACACGCTCTTGGCGAGCGGAGCGAACGCAGACGCCAAGTTCGTCGCGGCATCCCACCCGGACTTGAGCATCTCCCAGGCGGCCAGGCCAGCGTCACGCAGGTTGAACAGGAAGTCGACGAGACCAGAATCCTCTTCGAGGCCGAAGATCGGCCCCGAGAAGTTCCCGTTGGCGAGGATATCCCAGATGCCCTGGATCGACGGCACCGCCGTCGCCTTAATCCAATCGAAGCCCGCTCCGAGCGTGTCAGACATCCAGCTCATGAAGGCGGTCAGCTGCGGCTTCGCGAGGTCAATCATGTCCTTGAAGCCGCCGACAATCGTCGCCTGCAAGTTGCCGGCGGCGTTCTCGATGCGAGACACGTCCGAGGCCGCCGCGACCGCGACGTCATCAAAACCGAGCTGCAAGAGCGCCTGGTTAAATTCCTCGGCGCTAATTTGGCCTTGCGCCATGGCCTCACGGAAGTTACCCGTGTAAGCCCCCATATCGGACAGCGCCTGCTGGATCTTGCCGGACGCGCCTGGAATGGCGTTGGCCACCTGATTCCAGTCTTGTGTCTGGAGCTTTCCGGCGCCGTTGACCTGGACGAGGGCCAGGCCCAGACTCTTGTACGTGTCGGCCGTGCCACCGGAGACCGCGTTGACGTTGCCGAGAGCCTCCGCAAGACGGTCAAAGCCGTCCACGCCGTTGGCCGCAAGCTGGCTCGTGATGCCCTGAATGTCCGCCAGGTCATAGACCGTGCGGTCGGCGTACGCCTGGGCAGAGGCTCCCAGCTCCTTGATCTTGGAATCGTCGATGCCCGCGAACCGCAAGGTGTCCGCGAATTTGTTTGTCGCGTCGGAGGCTTCGATTGCTTCGGACGCGAAACCGCCGATGCCGACGGCCGCGCCCAGGAGTGCGAGCGGGCCGAGAGCCGACGTGACGAATCCAGCGAGTGACGAGACGCCCGAGCCTACACGCCCAAGAGAGGAGTCCACCTCGCGGGCCTCGCGCTCGACGTTATCTGCCTCGCGCACCCATTCTTTCATCGACGTCTTGAAGCGCTCCCACCCGGTGGGGGCCTTCGCAACCCGCTGTTCCAGGGCCTCGGTCGCCACGCGAGCGCTGTCGGACGCGACCTTCTCCTTCTTCAGCGCGTCTGCGTGATCAGCCGAGGCCTGGTCGGCCTTTCGGTTCGCGGCCGCCGACGCCTCGCGCGCCGAGGCCAGAGCCGACTCCGCGCGAGCTACAGCCGCTGAGTCAGCAGACGAGCTGGACCTGTCCATTATACACATCTGACGCTGCCGACGAGCTTACG